ACCCGTCTTTGCGTATGTCCTCGGCAGTTATCTTTTTGTCGGGGTATGCCGCGTTATGTTTCTCGGCAAGAAACCGTCTGGACTCCCGCATTCTGTCCGGTGACCAGTGATAGCCTCCCAATCGCGGCCTGCCGCCGGGATGTCTCGGGGTTGTGTCGGCAACCGGCCCATCTGGCCAATTCGGCATGAAGGCGACATCAGTAAACTTGTCAACAGCCATCCTGCCGAGAGTACTCAAGTCCCAGCTTCCCCGGGCAAACGCCTCGGCAACAGTCGCATCACGGGTGCGAGAGATCGGCCCATAAAATTTCGGGTCGCTCAAAGCGGAACCCGCTGCCTTCGCAATATCCGACAGTGCCGTTCCAACCGCATTCACGGTCGCATCCCAGGCCTTCTTCAGGCTAAACGGTTGTTCGTCTTTCCAGACAAAATATTCTTTGACCTGCTCGTCAGTGGGTTCCCAGTTCAGATCAGATTCGATCTTCTGCGCCAACTCCTCGGTGGTCGGAAGTTTCGGTGTGCCGGTATCAACGAACTGAGGTGAAACAACCGGCTCAGGTGCGCCCACATCAACAAAGCGCGGAGGCTTGACCGGCTCAGGTGGCCCGACATCAACGAAGCGCGGCCCCGCAACAACATTGCGCTTGATCAGACTCGGATCAACCGGAGGTGGGTTGGTGGCGGCTGTAGGCATTACGGTGCCGGTGGTTTAACTATACCCGTTTGGATTTCGCCACGCTCGTTGTAATACTTGTAGCTATCCCCGACCTTCAACCTGCCGCGCCTCCCGGCTTCTTGCACATCTTCGATGTTAGCGTAAATAACCGGTTCACCCGCCGTTTTGTAACCTTCCAAAATTGGTTGGTTCGTTGCAATCGCCCGCATGTCCTGCTCGACCTGTCTGCGGGCAGTGCGTTTTTCGGCAATAACTGTTGGACTGTCGCCCACAAGCGGGAAGTATTGCTCAAATCCGCCTTTGTATTCTGACTCGGCAATCGCCGCACCAGACTCTCTCCGTAACACGGCAGCAATCCAGTTTGCCCGAGCGGCAATATATCGCTTTTGATCCTCGGTCTTTGCCATCTCGGGCAACCACGACATCATGATGTCTTGAGGAATCGACTCAGGCTTGAACCCGGCAGCTTCCAGTTTGGCAATCGTTTCCTCCATCAACCTCAACCGCCCGGCAAATATGTAATCTTTCGCCTGGGACTCGGTGAGCGGTTTCTGCGCCATCGCTTTCCTCGTCCCAGCGTCCTCCTCCTGCTTACGAATCAAGTCGTTGATCATGCCGGTGACCTCCGCCATGTTCTCGTACCCGCCAGAAACAAGATCGGGAATCAACTCGTCCGCCAGTTCAAATGCTTCCAGCCCGGCTTCTGCCATCAATGCGCTGATCTGTTCATCATGCGAAAACGTCCGGTACTTCTTCTGATCCTCCGGGTTTTTTGGATCAAGCGCATCGTTCTGCATGTCGCGCTTCCAGGCACTGAACCCAGTGCGATATTCGACCAAGTCTTTTGTGTCGGCATCAAACAATTCCGCCGCCCGCTTTTGTTCCTGTTCCTCACCGCGTAACAACAGTTTCGCAGTCTCGTAATCTTTGATCGGGGTGTCAGGTGCCGGTTCGCCGGGCAACGGACTGATCTCAAGAACCGGAAACGGTTTGCCGGGGAACTTCTGCGCCCACTCTTGCTCCAGCTTAAAGTTGATTTTTCGTAGATCGGCTTTTTGGGTGGCTTCCTCCTCATCTTCTTCGTTCATCGATTTCATGAGGTTGTAGTCTTTCTCAACCACCCCGTTATTCTCAACGGTGGGCGGCGTCATGCCGTTGTTCAACTCCAACCAGGTCGCCTCGATGCCATCGCGCCGATTGCTGATCTTGTTCCACAACTCCAGTTTGCCGGTATTTCCGAGGTTCTGATTGAAAGCCTGGAACTGCTTGAAAACTGCCGGGTCGCGAATGATGTCCGAGAAAAATTCGTTGTTCGCATTTTCGACAATGTCCCGATCATATTTTTTGGTGAAATCCACACCAGTTGGAATCGAAGACAAATATTTCTCGTATGCCTCCTGAGAAGCAATCTGATCCGCCAGTTGCTTCTGTCGCTGCGTCTGCTCGAACTGAAACTGCGTTTTAAGCATATCCAGACGCTTCCCCGCCATCGCGTTCTGAACCGCATTGTTCCAGATCGCCTGACCCGCCCGTACTCCACTCGCAAATGCTGATCCTGCGCTCATTGTTTAATCGCCTCCTCCAAACTTGCCCAACGCTTTACCGGCGAAATGCCCGCCGATTCCTTGGCCAAGCATTCCCGCACCCATGCCCAGCAACTGCATCCCAATCGGTTGCTGCTGCGCGGCGTAATTCATCCGCTGGTTGTAGGTGTTCATGGCGAACTGCTGACCTTGCGCCCCAGCGTTGGGATTCAGGCCGATCCCCGCCTGGATGCCCATCGGGTTGAACGGACTCGCGCCTTGCTGCGCCCCGCTGATCTGACCGAACTGGGCGACCGGCGTGGTGCCGCTCAGGAAGCTGGCGGCATTCGCCAGGCGTTGCTGGCGCATCCTGAACCCGGCATCCCCAAGCGACATCGCCTCGGCGGCAGCCGGTGCGCTTCCAAATATGTTCCCCCGGGCTGCCTGCGCGGCACGTTCCTGCTGGGTGACCTGCCGGGCCAACTCAGGCGACAACTCGGTTCCCCGGGCCAGGTCTTCCTTCGCCGCTTCGCCCAACATCTGGCGAACCTCGTACCCGGTCGGGTCGGCAGCCTTCAGTTCCTCGATGCGTTGCTGGACAAAATCTTTCCCGTACTTCTGCTGAACCTCCAGCATCGTCTTGGCCATGAAATCGGCTGCCTCACCGGCGAATTCCATGTCCTCCCGGGTGGCGTCCGCATCCGAATATCCGCTGAAATCGTAGGTCACATCCCGAAGTATCGGCTTGTCATCCTTCCCCAGCTTCTTGTTGCCTTCCGCGTCAAACGTAGGAACCTGAAGCGTGACCTTCTTGCCGGTTCTGGCCGCGTCAGCAACGAGTTTCCGAATACCCAGCGTCTCAACGTCCGCCCATACTCCCGCCTCGTTCGCCCCGGCGATATTCGGGGGGTCGGGCATGTCTCCTGAATATAATCCCATGACTAAAATTCCTCCTTCAAAAACAGGTCTCTCACTTTCAAGCTGATCCTTCGCATATGTTCGTTTCCGCCGGTCAAATAAGCCACCAACATCACCAACTCGGTGATCTGGTCTCTGATGACCAACGCATAATTCTTTCTCGTCTTGTCCTTCTCCATCCAGTCGTTCGAGTCGATCCACGCATTGATGCTGGTCAGATGAAGCGGAACAAGTGTCTGTCTGTAGGTGACGAAGAACGGATTGCTTGGCAACGCCACCAACAACAACTCGGACAACTTGTACTTGTCCTCGACTGTGACTTTCTCCGGTTCATCCACCAGGTCATCAACAATTCTCGAGACGTTTGCGATGATAAACAAATAATTCCACGCATCCTGGTTTCCGTTGGATGCGAGTGCAATCGCTTCAGCGACTTTCTCGTCATACGTCATGACTCCACCCCCACACTGTTCAAGAAGCCGCCCGCGTGGATTGATCGCAGCGCGAGGTACTTGCTGTCGGTTCCCGCCTGGGCGGATTGCTTGAAATTAAACTGCAACTCCCGGAACTCCGGGTACTGGGTCATCGAGTAGTTGAAACGCTTCAAAAGCGGAGACCCGAGTGTGAACGGAATTGTGGGATGACTGACGGTTGGCGGAGAACCTAAACGAAACACTCCGCTCCCGGTCACTAGTTCATCCGCCAGGTTGGTGGTCTCGCTCCCGTCCAGAATCACGCCGATGTCCAGTATTGCGTTGGATCGATCAAACTCGAACTCGGCAAACTCCGCATCCTTCGTGGTCATCTGCTCGCCAAACGTCAACGCCCGGGTGGTCGCTTCCCACCCGGTATCGATGAACGTGGTGGTCAGTTTGTCCTGAAAATCGGTGTCCACCAGGTTGATGTCCTCAACGTAATCCTTGAACTGAAGCGGGTTGCCGACTTTGTCGAGGCTAATCAAAAACGGCTTGCCCCCGGTAAACTGCGTCACCGCATAGTCAACCGGGTTGATCGTGCTGGACGGCAGGCCGGTGGTTCCATCAATCGTAACCGTTCCGCGCCAAACACCCATCCAGGCGTTTGTGTTGGTGTTGTAGACGAGCGTTGTGTCGTTGGTCGTGCTTGATCCGGTTGGGACGCTCAGTATGTAACGCGAATTGTGCCAGATTGCAGTCGCCTTATCCGCCTGCGCCCAGTTGATCTGGTCGATCACATCCTGCACCGGGTAGCTGATCACACCCACATCGGAGGCAATCATGTTCTCCTCCATCGTGCGGCGGATCGAGCGCACACCCGACCGGCTCAAGAAAAACAAATCCTCGCCAACCTGGGTAATCGAGCCATGACTCAGGCAGCCCACCGACTGGGAAATTGTGCGGATGGTGAAGTTCGCCGTGGTGGTGGTGGTCGCCCCGCTACCGGCCACCACCGGGTTGGTGTCCACCACATAGCAACTGTTTTTGCAGAACACCACCAGGTTGAACCCGACCCAACTCGCCATGCCGGTGACCGGGTCTCCGAGGCCCACCTTGAACGGAAGATTCGTTGAGGTGTTGAAAATATCAGTCACCCCGGTTGACGTAACGTCCGGGAGAAGATCACTCACATAAATCTGATCGTCGCTCGGTTGATAGGCAAATATGCGATAACCGTTGTTCGTTAAATACTTGCTGTTTGTCGGACTCGTCCCGCCTGCCTCCTTCACCACCCACGCGGAACCCGACCATGTCACCTGGCCGATCTTGTCGTTCCCCGAGTGGGACGAAAAAAACAACTTGTCCGCAACCTGGCAGAAATCCACCTGCGCGGTGGTGCTGTTTACGCTTCCGGTGCCGATGGTGGCAACCGTTCCACCCGAATCAACTGCGTAGATGTGAGAATTCACAAACGCGACTAAAGACTCTTTTGCGTCCGTATCGAAATAGGCGAGTCCTTGGGTGTTCGTAGGTTCTCGGGTTGGAGGCTCGGACATCGCGTTAACCGCCGCAATCAAATCGGCAAACCGATGGAAACCGTGCCGGGTCTTCAGCACACCGTTCTTCTCCGCGTCCAGGTCTTTGAGAGATTCCGCCTGGCTCTCGTTGAGGAGGTTCTCGCGGAAGTTGCTTATCTGCCCACCAACGAAACTCGCTTGACGGTCGTACTGAACCGCATCGTCGAGTCCATCGTTATAGTAGACAGGCATAATTTAGAAACCAAAGTCATCTCGAGTATAGCCCATGCCGAACACATCCGGGATGAGTCTGACTTCCTTCGCACTCTGGTTGTTCTCCTGGTCACGCGCCACCTGCATCAGCGAGTTGGCCTGCTGAATCTCAAGCTGCGCCTTGCCGAATTGCCTCGACCGTTTCAACATGTCGCCGGTCGCAAAGTGAATCAGCACGTTGTCGATCCCGCTGACCATCGGGGTGTCGTAATCGCTGACCATCGGGCGAATCTTCTTCTTGCCCAACACATACAAATTGACCGGGCTACTCGCATCGTACTTCGGTCGGTCGAAAAACTTTACTCGCTGAAACTTGCTGACGTTCTCCCACTCAGGCCAAAAGAAATAGTCGCTTGTAACCGATGGATTCCGCACCTGCACATATCCGGTGGTCGTTTCCTTCGAGAGACTGTGAATTGCCGACCATGAGTTGCTCGTCTGGACGCTGCTCGCCAGTGTCACGGTCTCTTTCTGCAACGTCAGTTCCTGTCCCGATAATTCGCCAACAATCGTGATCTGCTTACCGTTGTCCGAACTGTCCGAGGACAAAAACTCAATAGCACCGTAAGCAGGATCAAAATTGATGCCTGAGCTGTCAATAACGCTAAACTGAGCAGAGTCCGCATCGGTCTTGAAGCTGTCCGGGTTGGTCATGAACTGCGTGATCAACTGGGTCGGCAACAGGTTCGCCTGGTTGTAACTCACGCCAAGAATCGTCTCGAATTGTTGCGGACAAACCATCTCGTCCGCCCAGGAGTCCGCAATCGCGGTGGCTTTTGCCCCGGTTCCCGCACCCCCGGTAAACGTCACGGTCGGCGCGGAGGTGTAATTGATCCCCGGGTTCTGGATGTAAATTTTTGTAACCGCTCCTCCGCCAATCTCACAATCAGCAGAAGCACTGCTGCCACCACCGCCAGTAAAGCCAATCGCAGGTGTGGAGGTGTATCCCGATCCGCCATTATCGAGGATGATTTGGGTTAGCCGACCGTCGAACGGCAGCGTGGTCTGCTCAACGTCCAACGTCTCACGCCACAACGCCGAGTTGATGACGTTCTCATGGTGCTGACGGATGAACTCTTTGCACCTGGCCTTGGATGTGTCATCCGTTTTGTTGACCAGATTGCAGACATACGTTGCGATGTCGGTGAGCGTCATGCGAAAATAACCAAATTGATCTGAGCGGGATTTTTTAGCCCACCAGCATAATCTCTAAACTGAACAGTAAAAGATGAACTTGTGTCGCCAGTTACTTCACAAACGCAAGCCTTCGGGGTGCTTCCGTCTATATAGTGAGCGTTTACAATTATGCAGTAATCTGTCACTGAGGTGTCCAAGTCCGTTGTGATCGGAAAAGTCACCAAACCCCGATTGCTCGCAAAGCTATATGTCGGAGCGTCCAAGTTGAAACTAGCGTTAACGGTCAGCGTCCCGGTGTCATCGGTGCCTGTTTTATTATAGGTCAACTTCGCCCAGGCTTTCGCCAGCATCGATCCGCTCTGATTGACCGTAATG